TGTAAATGTACAGATCAAAACTACAGAATTCCCAGTTATATTGAGTGGTTCTAGCAGCAAAAAAGTAGTTAAGTATAGGTTGACAAGGAAGTGTGAGAAGTCTTGGAAGACTAATCTCAGATATAATGAAGTGGACTTTTTTGCGCTTGTTTGTTTAAACCCTCAGAAAATATGGATTGTTCCGGCTCAAGAAACTAACAGAAATATTAACATAGGTCTGTACTCACTAGATAATAAATATGTAAAGTATGACTCTAATTTCAATTCCCTGAAGGCTTTTTCTTTTGGTATTTCGTAATGGCAGATCTCTTCAAAGAAATCCTGCCGAGTATTCTTGAGACCAAAGAATATGCGCTCCTGACTGATGCAGATGAACGGTCTTACCCAGCTTTCATGGTAAACAGAGCTCTGTCGTATCACCGAGACACAGCTTTAATCGCCAATGAGATGAATAGGTACGGAAACCTCGACAATAAACTCAAATATGATTTCCTTATAAATATTGTACGTGCCCAGAAACGACGCCACTCAAAGTGGTTCAAAAGGGGTGCTGATGATGATTTGAGTGCTGTTAAAGAGTATTATGGATATTCCGATGCTAAAGCATATGAAGCCCTGAAGATACTAGATGATACTCAGATCACCGCGATAAAAAAACAATTATATAAGGGTGATTGAAATGAGTATTGAAAAATTAGTTGAGGTTCTGCTAGAAAAGCAGGACGACTTCCTAAAGGTTCGCGAGACTCTAACTCGTATTGGCGTAGCAGCAAAGAATGATAACATTCTTTACCAATCCTGCCACATCCTTCACAAGCAAGGCAAGTATTACATTGTCCACTTCAAAGAACTATTTGAGCTGGATGGTAAGCCAAGCAATATCTCAGAAAATGATATTGCACGCAGAAATACTATTGCTAATCTCATGGCTGAGTGGGGTCTTGTGAAGCTGGTTGATCCAGAAAAAACAAAAGAACCCTTTGCACCACTGAGCCAGATCAAGATTCTTCCGTTCAAGGATAAGAGTCAGTGGCAGTTGGTTGCGAAGTATACGATTGGAAAAAAGAAAATCGAGGTTTAATTTATGATTGACTTGGGTATGTATCGTTTGAGTGAAGATGTGAAGATTCCAACGTTCGGCACCAAGATGTCGACATGCTTTGATCTTCATTACTGCCCAACTAATATCATCGTCAATGGATATAACGATGTAAATACTCCAGTTGAACGGTTTGTTCAAACTAATCGCGCATTGGTTATTCATCCAGGTGAGAGAATGTTAGTCCCTACTGGTCTTGTGATGAAGATTCAAAAGAATCTGAGCATCGAGACTTTCGGTGACATTATGGATCATAGTGAGCCACTTGGACAATATTCAATCCGTTTGCATCCACGCTCTGGGTTATCACTCAAGCGTGGGCTAGTGCTTGCAAACTCTGAGGGTATTGTTGACGTAGACTATCAGCAAGAAGTGTTCGTGCTGATGACAAATATATCTAGAGTTGCTCAGGCTATTGCCTATCAAGAACGCATTGCGCAGGCTGAGGTTGTAGTCAATGAAGGTGTGCGTCTGACGGTTTTAAATGAAATGCCGACTCAATATTCTGAGCGTGATGGTGGATTTGGCTCTACAGGAAGTGTGTAAGTAATATAAATAGAACGTAGATGCCCGTTTGGGGTCTACGTTTTAAACTTGCTTACTAAAGGAGTAACAAAATGACACTAACGTCACAAATGTTTAATTATGGAAACTTTCCCTCATCATCCGCTCTAGGATTTGAGAGTGTTCTAGCAACTCTAGACAATGCCGCTCATCTGCTTCATTCATCCGCAACTGCCTTCCCGCCTGTAAACGTCATCAAGACTGACGACTACAATTTTATCATTGAACTGGCTGTTGCTGGATACAAGAAAAGTGAAATCGAAATCACCGCAGAGAAAAACTCACTAAAGGTCTCAGGAAAGAAGGAAGGCGACGACGAGCGCACATATCTGTCAAAGGGTATTGCTGGTCGCAAGTTCTCTCGCCAGTTCGTTCTATCTGACACCATTGTAGTGAAAAACGCAGATCTAGAAGATGGTATTCTAACTGTTAAGCTAGAGAATGTAGTCCCTGATGAGCAGAAGCCGCGAAAGATCGAAATCAAGTAACAATATAATTTTTGGTGATGAATGAATTGGGATGAACTGTTTATACTACAGGCTACTGTAATTGCTCAAAAGAGTAAAGATCCTTCAACAAAGGTCGGCTGCGTTATCGTCGGTGATGGTAACGCAGTTCTCTCTATGGGCTTCAATGGCTTTCCGCGTGGAATCAACGAACATGATAAGAGTCGCTGGGAAAGACCAGAGAAGTATCAGTGGATTGAACACGCCGAACGCAATGCGGTTTATAATGCTGCTCGTCATGGAATCAACCTGAACGGATCACGTCTATATCTAAACTGGGACCCAAAAGGTATCTGCTCAGATTGTGCACGTGCACTCGTTCAGGTTGGTGTGAAAGAAATCATCGGACCCAAAAAACCATTTCCTGGTAAGGGTGCTGGTGAACACTATTCGATTGATCACTCAGAGATCATGTTCAAAGAAGTTGGAATCGGTATTAGAACAATTCCGTTAGAGCAACTCGGCATGCTTGTTGAGGGGATTATAGAAAGTGAAGAACTTTGATTTTTGGCTGAAGTGGATCTCAACCACGTTTCTGATCGCTGGCTCAATTCTAGCCAGCGCCAACCTTTACCCTTTTAATATTCTTGCCTCGTTCGTAGGCAACGTCGGTTGGTTCTGGGCTGGCGTCCGTATGAGGGAGCCGAGCCTCTGGGTCGTTTCGGGGTTCCTTCTCCTCGTCTATCTGGGCGGTCTTTTCTACTCGGGGACCCTCATATAGGGGGTCAAGGAAGGACCGCTCTAAAGCCTTTAGAGGAGGTTCTAGAGCCTTCTGTAAGTCATTGATTCTATTAGAGTTTATTCGTTTTACTTTTTCGCCTAGTTCAGCTATAATGGTTCTATAGGTTGAAGGAAACGGAACGAAATATGAATATGCAAGAGTTGGTGGTCGCCGTCCAGAACGGTCTGAAGTTTTCCCAGATGGATGAAGCGGATTCCGAATCGTTCGCTGGTGCTCCCGAGGGTGCGCTGATCGCATATAGCGATATTGCGGTTTATATCCTGAAAGGTAATATGCTGTCGGTCGTGACCGAAGATCTCGAGACGCAGTACACGCTCGAAACTAAGTTTGAGTTTGTGATTTAGCTATAATGTCTAATCTAAATCATCGTCGTAAGAATCCCGTCGCTCGGGTATTCAATCTGGTCAATCGTCCTGCTACTCATAAGGACAAGACCAAGTATTCGCGCAAGGCAAAGTATAAGGTGTTCGCATGAATCGTGATAAGTTTGACACCGCAATCGGTCCGTTCGTGTGTGGCTTTGGCTTCGGTACGCTTGTTTGGTTTTTAAATTCTATTCAATAAGGAAAATTGGTAATGAGTAAGATGAGTGAACTGCACGCGGATATTGAAGAACTCCGCGAAGAAGGTTTTGATGATGTGCAGATTGCAAAGATGCTCTGCATTCCTTTGGATTTGATTCCTGAACAGGAAGAAGATTATGTACTTTAAATCTGCTCTTGCGCCCAAGCAGCGTGTTCAATTCAATCCCAAGAACAAGAAACACATGCTTGACTTTGCTAAGTTTGTCAAGTATAATAACTGGAAGGACGGTTGCGACTTCTATCTAGAAGATCCGTTCACCGACATTCCGTCTATGATTCGTTCTAAGATTGCCGACAGTACTCTGTCTATTTACATGGAGAAAGTGTGATGAGCGATAAAATAATTCTTGTAACTTGCATGTTCATAACAGTCTTTGGCTTTAGTGCATGCGTGTATCACTTGCGAAAGGCACAGAAGCATTCTGAGAATATGATTGATCTTTGCAAAGATGCAGTGAAGTCTATAAAGTTCATTGCGAGGAAGTGACAATGACCACCATCACGATTGATCGGGCGGTGCTGGAGCAGGCGTTGGAGGCGTTGGACTCATGCGATTGCAGTGAGGGATTATCCGGCGCTCGGCAGCATTTTGACGAACGCGCTGTAAATGCCGCATTTATTTCCCTCGTTAAAGCCCTCAACGCGCCGCAGCCGCAGCCGATGAGCGTCGATCAGATCAGCATGATCTTCAATCGTGTATATCCTGCTCAGCCGTTATCACAAAACATTATCAATCTAGTGCAAGAAGTTGAAAAGCACCACAGAATCAGGTAGAATATATTATATGATGATCTATTGCGCAACCAAGTTCAAGCCGAAGAAGAAGCGAAAGCCGAAGGGCGAGATCGCGACCAAGTATCGGAAGTCGTCAGCGATTGTTGGCGTTGAGAAGCTGCCAACTCTTGCCTATGGGCATCGTGTGGGTGCTGACACCGCAAGATCAATTCAGTCGTTGAACTCTGATCGCTCTTATACTGAGAAGCGCGAGAGCCTCAAATATACAGGCACTCTTGTGAAAGGCATTGCTACAATGCATAAGAGTAATGCCGTTCCAGTTATTGACGAAGAACAGATGAAAGATATCTCGAGGATGCGTCGTGGATAATGTAGATAAATCTTCGATTTTCGACCAAAAATTGTTTGAAGAAGATGTAAAACAATTTGGTCTGGAGTTTGCCTTAAAGAATCAAGAACGATTGTGGGAAGAATATGAAGAGCGGATGTTGCCATTTTTGATTACTTCAGGATAAAGAGGATACGATGATGAATTATATCGTAGTGATTTTACAAGATAACGAATATGCTCGTCTTGAATGTTCTACACTAGAAGAAGCACAGAATGTTAAACGATCTTTTGTAAATTATGGCAAGTGTCAAGATGTTAAGATTGAACAACATTTCGGAGTTGAGTGATGAAGGAAGAACTTGATGAAACCCTGTGCGCTCGATACCCAAAGATCTTTTGTGATCGCAACGGCGACATGCGTGACACCGCCATGTGCTGGGGATTCTCTTGCGGCGATGGCTGGTTCAATATAATTGACATGCTTTGCGCCAACATTCAGACTCATATCGACGGCACAAGGAGTCGACGCGCTAGTGTCCTACGGTTTAATCGCGCACTAGAGCGTTCTAGTAAAGACAATCTTGCTCCGCTGATTCGTTATTTCCAAGGAAAGGCAGAGTCTCCTCGTAAGTGGGACATTGAGCAAGCAAAAGAAATGTTTGAGGACATTGAGCCGCAATGTAATACTGCCCCTCCTGCCTGTCAGCAGGTAGTGGTCTCCCAAGTCAAAGAGAAGTTTGGCACATTGCGTTTTTACTATCATGGTGGCGATAAAGTCGTCGATGGTATGGTGCGTATGGCAGAAAGCATGAGTGCTGTGACTTGCGAAGAGTGTGGTAATTCTGGTAAGATGAGATCTGGTAGCTGGTACATAACTCTCTGCGACACTCACACTAAAGAAAGGATATGATAATGATGAAAAATCTACTCTGTAAAATTGGTCTGCATAGGTGGCAGAAGAACTGGCGACCCAGCCGTTGTTCTTATTATCCATTTGACATTCTTGTAAATAAAACATGCAAGAACTGTGGTAAGATTGTTGTACCCGAAGAAAAGAAGAGGAATGATAATGAGTAGATTTGACCTTGAACAGCAGATAATGAGCTGCTGGCAAATTGTTGATGATATTAAGATTCTGGATGAGTATGTTCTTGAGGGTGGTCTAACAAAAGATCAGATCTCTAATGCTCTTCTTGGAATGCAAGAGATCTATCAAATGAAGTTTGACAAACTGTTTCGAAACTTTGAATCATTGGTGCATGACGGAAAAATTGTCAGTTGACTTTCTCAATCAATCAGCGTATAATATAGTCTCTACCAATAAAAGAGCGCAAGAATGCATATCAAGAACACACCCTATCACTTCACCGACAAGGGTATCAAGAAACTCGAAGAACTCTACAATGCCAAGTATGTCGGTCACTGGTGCACAAAGCGTCCTGATGGAACATGGCATGACATGCCTGTTGATGTGTTTTATCAGGAGAACCCTGATCGATCAAAAGGTCACTCCAACTATTTCGGCATGTTTATAAATGAGCGCGGACAAGCTATGATCACCAATGCCGAAAGTGCATTCAGTGAACCTATTACTGGCATGCTTTGCGAAGATGGTGAAGTTCTTGTCTCTCGCTATCGCAATGACTATCAGACCAAGGGTGATGTGATGGTTGATGGTGGTCGAGATTATCTTCGTTACTCTGGTGGACGCTATATAAGAGTGACCGCAGAGAATGGCGAATTTAATTTCAGTGAGGTGAATCAAGATGCCAGCTAAAGTAGGAACAAAAGGTTTCGGCAAGGGTCGAGCAAAACTAGGTTCTAAGAAGCGCAAGGCGCGTCGCAAAAAGGGATAAACAATGAAAGTAGAAATCGGACCGTATCCAGATTCGTATCCAGATTCGCCTGATGACGAAGAACGTGTCATCAACGTTCATATCGACCACTATGATACTTGGAACATGGACAGTACTCTTGCTTTGATCATTCTGCCGATGCTCAAGCAGCTGCGTGAAACCAAGCATGGTTCGGCGATAGTTGATCTAGAAGATATTCCAGAAGAAATGCGTGTGATCGGATATAATGATCTAGATCAAACGCAGTTTGGTTTGGACTTTGAAAATAAAGAAGAATATGAAGATCTTTCTTGGAAACAATACGAAGTTCGTTGGAACTGGGTCATGGATGAAATGATCTGGGCATTCGAACAGAAGACCATTGACTGGGAAGATCAATTTTACTCTGGCGAGGTCGATCAGATTTGGTCAGACGAAGCTGGTGAAGGATTGTCCTATGGTCCAAACCATACATTCACGGTTGATAGTGACGGGCTGAAAAAGCACCAGGACCGCATGCAGAGAGGCTTCCGTTTGTTTGGCAAATACTATGATGGACTATGGGACTAAATAAACTGATCATCAACTAACGAGAAATATTATGCTACCACAATTACGAATTTACACGACCCCTGAAGACATCAAGTACATCTTATTTGAACAGTCAGAGGTGATCTCTGACGAGATTCGCAGTCAAGGCGTATGGAATGAGGCTGGCCTCGATCTTGCAAGTAAAATTCTAGCAAAAAGTCCAGGCGGTCGAGTAATTGATATCGGTGCGGGAATC